CCAAGCAGTACTACCCCAACTTGATCCCGGGCAAGACCGAAGACTGGCTCAGGGTTTACCTTAGGTCGGAGTACGGTAGGTCGTTATCAGGAACCCCGGTGTACGAGAAAACGTTCACTGCTGATTTTCATGTGGCCAAGGAAACAATCAAGCCGATTCGCGGAGATGATTATCCGATTATTATTGGACTGGATTTTGGGCGCACTCCGGCGGCGGTGTTTAAGCAGCGGGACCCTCGCGGGCGCGTGGTGACGTTGGGGGAGTTGGTGTCTGAGAATATGGGTATCGAGACGTTCCTGCGGGTTAAGCTCAATCCATATATTGCAAACCACTTGGCGGGTTGCACGTTTCTAGTAGCGCCTGACCCAGCGGGATACGCCAAGCAGCAGCTTAATGAAATGACGCTGGTTGATGTGCTCAAGGATGCGGGGTTCAAATGCGTGCGGCCACCAACAAACAAGCCGGAACTTAGGATTCAGTCGGTTGAGCGTTTGCTCAACCAGCAGCTTGAAGGTAAAGCCATGTACTTGATTGACCCGTCATGCACGGCGTTGATCAAGGGGTTTCGGTACGGGTACCGATACAAAATAAAGAAAAACGGCGAGATGGAGGATAAACCGGATAAAAACGAGTTTTCCCACGTGCATGACGCCAACCAGTACGCAGACTCCGTTATAGACATGAACGTGCGCGGAGCTGGACTTGGAACAACACGAAAGGACGTAAAGCGTGTAAAGTACGCTTACACTTGACCTCGTGCCCCTTGCGGGTACAATTTCTGCATTTCTTCTTGGAGCCAATATGGCCACAGGTATTGCCCTTATTCCCGTTGCACGTGCCTCTGATCTTGAGGCGCAATCTAAAGCTCGCAGTGACGAGATGCAGAACACTGCCGTCATTCAAGGGCTTGCTGCACACGTTCGCAAACGTTGGGATAGCACCCGCATTGCCAAACGAGACTTGGAAGAGCGCATGCTGCAGTGTTTGCGCCAGCGCAACGGAGAGTACGACCCAGAAAAAGCGCAAGGGATCAAAGAGCAGGGCGGCTCAGACATCTTCATCAACCTGACCTCAGTTAAGTGCCGCGCAGCAACAAGCTGGCTCAGAGACACACTGCTTGGCTCTGGCTCCGACAAACCATGGACCATAGAGAGCACACCAAACCCCACAATGCCTCCAGAGATTTTGCAAGGACTGCAAGCGACGTTGGCGCAGCAGTTGATGACGCATTTGCAGCAAGGCGGGATGGAGCCGTCTCCTGAAGAGTTGCGCGAGATGGCCATGGAGATGAAGGATCAAGCCGAGCGTCAGCTAAAAGCAGAAGCCGAGGACCGCGTAGACCGCATGTCCCGCAAAATGGAAGACCAATTGCAAGAAGGCGGCTGGCATAAAGCGTTTAATGAATTCTTAGATGACGTTGTTACGTTCCCATACGCGGTAATTAAAGGTCCAATCAAGCGCAAGCGCAAGACGCTAAAGTGGCAGGATAACAAGCTGGTTCCTGTTGAAGAAATTCGCAACGAGTGGGAACGCATAGACCCATTTTATTTGTACTGGGCCCCGTGGGCTTGGGAGCTAAATGACGGCTACATAATCGAACGCCACCGCCTGACAGCGGAGGAGTTGCAAGCCCTGATGGGCGTGCCCGGCTACAACGACGACGCTATCCGCACAATCTTGAACGACTTCGGCACCATGGGCATGAAGCAGTGGTTGTGGACCGACTCGTCCAAGGCGCAGGCCGAGGGTAAGTACGTAACTGAAGCCATCATTTCTGGTGACTTGGTTGACGCTCTTCAGCTGTGGGATTCTGTCAAAGGCAGCTTGCTCATTGAATGGGGTTTGAGTGAAAAAGAAATTCCTGATCCAGACCTGACCTATCCTTGCGAAGTGTGGTTAATTGGCAACGTTGTGATCCGCGCTGTGTTGAACTACGACCCGCTGGGCCGCAAACCGTACTACCTGACCAGCTACGAAAACCTACCGGGCTCTGTAGACGGTAAGGGTGTGACTGACTTATGCCGCGATGCACAGTCTATGGTTAATGCGTCTGCCCGAAGTTTGGCCAACAACATGGGTATCAGCTCTGGCCCGCAGGTGGGGGTGAACATTTCTCGCTTGCCACAAGGCGAAGACATCACGGACCTGCACCCTTGGAAAATCTGGCAGTTTACGCAGTCTGAAGTTAACGACAGCTCCGCTCCCATTTCGTTTTTCCAGCCGCAGAGTAACGCCAGTGAGTTGATGAGTGTGTTTGAAAAGTTCTCTGCACGCGCTGACGAAGACACAATGATTCCTCGGTACATGTCTGGCGAGAGCTCGCCGGGCGCGGGACGTACGTCGTCTGGGCTGTCCATGCTGATTAGCAACGCGGGCAAGGGTATCAAACAAGTTATCAGCAACATTGACCACAACGTGATCATGCCTGCCATTGAGCGCTTGTACCAAGACAACTTGCGCTACAGCGACGACCCGGATTTGATCGGCGACGTGAACATTGTGGCCAAGGGCGCTTCGTCTCTGGTCATCAAGGAAGCTGAAGCTGTCCGCCGTAACGAGTTCTTGCAGATCGTGCTTAACAGCCCAGTGGCTCAGCAGATCGTGGGCATGGACGGCGCTGCAGAACTACTCCGTGGTCAGGCTAAGAACCTCAGCGGCAACGTGGACCGGATCGTTCCAGACCGTCAGCAGATCAGCACAATCCAGCAGCAGCAACAGCAAATTACTCAACTTCAGCAACAGATCGAACAGATTTTGGGCGAAGTTCAGGCAGCTCAGCAAGGCGGACAGGGCATGACCAGCGGCCCAGCGCCAAAAAATATGCTCCCAGACGGTAGCCAAGTCGGTGGCCGGGAGAGTAATATGATGTCGCCAAGACCAAACGGAATGTAAACCGCAAAAATATTTATTGACACATACCCCGTAACTGGGTATAGAATTCGCATATGAAGATTTTTATAGGCCAAAAGCCTGACCGGCAGCATATACAAGCGTTATATCGCTGTAAGCTGCCAGAGAATGAAGCCTTGCTTGCGTTGTTTGCCGCGAAACTGGAAGAGATTAAAACTCTACTAGTCGTCGCAGAGGACCCGATCAGGATACATCGTCTCCAAGGTCGGGCCGAGGCTTTAACAGATTTTCTCGAAGCGGTTGAAAAATCGCCCGAGATTCTCGCCCGGTTGGGAAACTAACCGGTTTTTATCCGAAGCAAACCATTATGTGTACGGCAGACCGAACGAGGAGCCCTAAGCAGAGTTGGAGCCAAAAGGAAACCCAAAAATGGCATTGCCAAAACAAGTTCAAGACCAGATAGACGCAGTGGAAGCGTACGAAAAGCAGCTTACCGAAAATCAGAACCCCGCTCCTACAGAGCCTGATTCCAAGCAAGCAGAGCCTACTTCAGAACCAGCACCAGAGTCAGCTGATCCGAAACCTGTAGAACCAAAGCCAGAACCGACAGAACCAGCTGTCGCAGAAGAGACATGGCAGCAGAAGTATAAAACCCTTAAGGGTATGTACGACGCCGAAGTGCCTCGCTTGCACTCTGATGTTCGTGAGTTGAAGTCGCAGATGGAGAAATTCCAACGCGCTGCTGAAGCTCCGAAGCCAGAAGTCAAGACTGTAAAAGCTGAGAAGTTGGTCACGGATGCTGACGTTGAAGCATTCGGCTCGGACTTAATTGAAGTCCAACGCAAAGTTGCACGTGAAGTTGCAATGGAATTTCGTGGTGAGTTAGACGCCATGAAAGCCGAGAACGACAAACTGCGCGAGCAGTTAAACGCGACCGGTAATCAAGTGTCTGAAGCATCCTTTGAACAGCGGCTGCACCGTATGGTGCCCGACTTTCAGGATGTCAATGTCGACCCTAAATGGATCGCTTGGCTAAATGAAGTTGACCCGTTGCTCAGGGCCCCACGCATGACTGTTGCGCAAAACGCGTTCAACCAAGGCGACGCGGAAGGTATCGCACACTACGTAGGCATGTTCAAACAGACCATTGCCCCCGTGGAGCCAACACCCAGCAAGGCCGAAGAGATCGCACGTCAAGTCCAGCCAAATCGAAGTGCTTCTAGCGCACCCGTTGCCTCTCAAAAAGGCAAAATATTCACAGACAAGGACATCCAAAACATGTTCAAAAAAGCTGTGGAGTTGGGGTCTAGGGGCCAACCCGACAAGGCACGTGAACTTGAAGCTGAAATCGACGCAGCTTACAGAGACGGACGCGTAACAGCGTAAGAATCTGGATGCAGCGTTAACCCAACCTGTAATATTTAGGAGGCCATCATGGCTGCTGTTTATCCCGTCACGGGCTCTGGTGTATTTGACACCACCCCCTCGTACTCCGGTGCCTTTATCCCGACCCTGTGGTCTGGTAAGTTGCTGGCTAAGTTCTACCAGAACACCATGTTGTCTGAAGTCACTAACACTGACTACGAAGGCGAGTTGAAGAATCAAGGCGATACCGTGCGTATCCGTCTGGCTCCTTCGATCAGCATCTCTGACTACACTGTTGGCCAAAGTCTGACATACGAAGTCCCCACTCCTATCTTCCAAGATATGCAAGTGACCAAGGGCAAGTATTTTGGCGTGCAAGTCAACGACGTGTTGTCTTATCAGTCTGACATCGCTTTGATGAACATGTTCACCGAAGATGCTGCCAAGCAACTGAAGATTGCCATTGAAAATGAAGTGTTTTTTAACAGCTTTGTTACTGAAGGCCCTGCCGCTGCTAACGAAGGCGCTACTGCCGGTAAGATTTCTGCTGCCTATAACTTAGGTACAGATACAACTCCTATCGACCAAGCCACTCCTGAAAACGTGTTGAAGGCTATCCTTCGCATGTCTACAGTGTTGGATGAGCAGAACGTTCCTGAAGATGGCCGTTTCTTGATCATCAGTCCTTTTGACCGCCAGTTGTTGATGCAATCTAGCATTGCTCAAGCGTACTTTACTGGTGACCAGTCTAGCGTTATTCGTACCGGCAAAATCGGTATGTTGGATCGCTTCAGCGTTTACGTGAGCAACTTGTTGCCGCGTGGCGAAGCTGGTAAAGCTCTGGTGGCTGGTCTGTCGGCTACCTCCACTGGTGGCGCGGTGTCTGGCGCTAAAGCTCGTCGTATTATGGTTGCGGGTACAAAAGGCGCTACGTCTTTTGCCATGACCATTAACAAGACTGAGCCACTGCGTAACCAGACTGACTTCGGCGACATTGTCCGTGGTTTGGCTGTGTATGGCCGCAAGGTTACTAAGCCTGAAGCCTTGGTTACTGTTACAGTTGGCTCTGCCAGTTAAACAGTGCTACAGTAAAGGGGCCCTTCGGGGCCCTTTTTTACATCTGGAGAACATAAATGAACGCCCTTGAACTTATGAACCGCTTAGGCGGTGAAATCTTGAACAATAAAATACGCGCTGTCATTGACGGTAATATTGTTATTGTTGCTCGCCTGAATGATCAAACGTGGGATTACACGGAAAAAGGCTTACTGTTGGCCAATGAGCATTCAAATCTTGCCGTTGAAGAAGCCGCAGCGCCAAAAACTCGCAAAAAATCTGTTGCTGTTGTAGAATCTGTGGAACCTGTTGTTGAGCCAGAAATTGTGCTTGACGAACCTGTTACCGAATAAGGTACACCATGAAAGCTCTGAGCACTTTTTACCCGCGTATATTGCCGTATTTGCCCGGCTGCTCAGAGCCGCTTGTAAATCAAGTGTTGCTAAATTCTGCTATTGAGTTTTGCGAAAACTCAATGGTCTTGCGGCAAAATCTTGCTTCATTTAACACGACAATTAACGTTTCTCAGTACTCCCTTGACGCACCAAGTGCGCAGCACGACATTAACCGTGTAATGGGGGTAACTCTTGACAACATGGAACTGCGCCCGGGTATGGCTGAGATTGTTCACAACGACTTGCCGACCGACAAGGCAAAGCCTCGTGCGTTCTACACAGACCGAACAGACTCAACGTTTACGCTTAATTTGACACCACCACCAGACGCCGTCTACCCAGTGATAGTAGCGGTTACTTTGCGCCCAACGCGCAGCGCTACTGCGCTAGATAACGATTTGTACAATATTTGGATTGATCCTATTGTATCCGGCGCTATTGCCAGAGCTATGATGGTTCCAGACCAAGCGTTTTCTAATCCTGCCCAAGCTCAGTATTTGTTAGACTCAGCAGCTAGGCAAACAATAAATTCTCGCATTGAGGGTAACTACGGGCTTATTCGTGGCTCGATGAGCGTCCGTTCACGTCCTTTTGCATGAGGTAAATCATGACCATTACAGCCCAATCAATTGTTCGTCGTGTCGTTGAAACGATACAAGATAAAACCTCTGTTCGTTGGCCAGTCAATGAGCTTGTTCGTTACCTGAATGACGGGCAACGCGAAGTCGTGTTGTATCGTCCTGACTCGATGGTGACAAATGCTTCTTTGACTTTAGCTGCTGGACCTAAGCAAGCTATCCCCTCAGCGGGAAGCAAACTTATTGACATAGTTCGCAACACCAGCGGCAATAAAAGGTCTGTCCGCATGACCAGCCGAGACCTGCTCGATACGCAAACTCCTAACTGGTATGGCCAGACAGGCGTTACTGAAATACTGCATTTTACGTATGACCCACGGGACCCCAAAGTATTTTACGTGTACCCGCCAGCAGCGTCTTCAGGGGCGTCTTTAGAGATTGTGTACTCCGCGTACCCAACGGACATTACCGAGCCCGCAGATGGAGTTCTTTACACCAGTGTGTCTGGCAACATCAGTTTGCCCGATATTTACGGCAATGTTTTGACTGACTACATTTTGTATCGCGCTTATACTAAAGACAGTGAATACGCAGGCAACGCTCAACGCGCCGTGGCTCACTACAGCGCGTTCAAAGAAGCGCTTTCCACTGAACTTAGCGCGACTACTGGCATAGCGCCTAAAGAATAACCGAGGTTTCCCATGGCCGCAGCATCTTACGATTTTGAAATTGAGCAAGGCGCGACATTAGCAAAGTCTTTCGTTTGGAAGACCAGCGACGCTGTCGTCATTCCGCTGACTTCGTATACCGCCCGCATGCAAATTCGCGCCAGTGTTTCGTCGCCTACTATTTTGCTTGAGTTGTCTACCGCCAACGGCCTTATCAGCATTTCCCCAAATGAAGGTAAAGTTACGTTGACTGTAGGCCCTACAGTGACATCGGGCATTACATGGCGTCGCGGTAAATATGATCTTGAGTTGACTTCGCCTGCTGGCGTGGTTACTCGTTTGTTGTATGGTGACATCACTGTTTCCCAAGAGGTAACAAGATGAGCTACACCGTAGTTGTAGTTGACGAAGGCACTGCAACTCTTATAGTTGATGATCCTACTGTTGCTCCTACGGTCGTAGAAGTTATTACTGCGGGTCCTATGGGGCCTACTGGGCCAGTAGGGGCTGGTTTGCAGATTGACGGCGCAGTGTCGACTGTTAATGACTTACCAGCAACAGGCACCCCCGGCCAGTCGATTTATGTACAGTCGACTGGGCTAATCTATACTTGGAGGGCAGCGTAATGCCATGGATCGTTGCAGGCTCTCCGCAAGGCGCTACTGGGCCAACAGGTCCAGCCGGAACAGGTATCGTTATTAAAGGTGTTGTTGCCGTAGTAAATGATTTACCGTCAGCGGCTAATACCATTGGTGATACCTACGTTGTCAGCGCCAACGGTCATTTATATTCATGGAATGGCGCAGTTTGGGTTGACGCTGGCCAAGTAGTTGGCCCAACAGGTGGCACAGGCCCCACAGGCCCACAAGGCGTTATCGGCGTCACCGGCCCCCAAGGCGCACAGGGTAACCAAGGCAACCAAGGTATCCAAGGTATCACAGGGCCCACAGGGCCCACAGGCGCACAAGGTATTCAAGGTGTTACTGGCCCAACGGGTCCTACTGGCAACGTCGGCCCTACTGGCGCGGCTTCAAACGTAACTGGCCCAACAGGTTTTCAAGGCAGCCAAGGTAACGTTGGCCCTACTGGCCCTACGGGTGCGCAAGGTATCCAAGGTATTGTTGGTCCGACAGGTCCAACAGGTGCTCAGGGTATCCAAGGCATCGTCGGCCCTACAGGGCCCACAGGCGCACAGGGTATCCAAGGTATTGTCGGCCCAACAGGTGCTCAGGGTATCCAAGGTATTGTTGGTCCAACGGGCGCTCAAGGCCCAACTGGTATTGCCGGGGATAAATACGCGACTAGCAGCACTACCTCGCTGGCTATTTCTACAGGCGCAAAAACACTGACTATTGGCGCTAGTCTATCGTATTCCGGGCAGCAGTCTATTCTTATTACGTACGACGCAACCAATACTATGCGTGGCGCGGTTACAAGCTACAACGTTGCAACGGGTGCATTGGTTGTTAACATCACCTCAATAGTCGGATCAGGTACGTACGCAGCATGGACAGTTAACCTAGACGGCGCTGTCGGTATTCAAGGTATCCAAGGTATTCAGGGCGTTGTCGGTCCTACAGGACCCACTGGTGCGCAAGGTATCCAAGGTGTAACCGGCCCAACAGGCGCTCAGGGTATTCAAGGTATCCAAGGTATAACTGGCCCAACGGGGCCCACAGGTGCTCAGGGTATCCAAGGTATAACTGGCCCAACAGGCATCCAAGGCATCCAAGGTATCACAGGGCCCACAGGGCCGACAGGCGCACAGGGCATCCAAGGTATCACTGGCCCAACGGGTATTCAAGGTATCACTGGCCCAACGGGGCCCACAGGTGCTCAGGGTATTCAAGGGAATACAGTAACCGGCCCAACAGGCGCTGGCGGTTCTAACTTGTCATTTGGACTAACGCCGTATTCATTTACAGGCGACGGAACTACAGTTGCGTTTACGGTTTCGTCCGGCGTGCCAGTTACCAGTTACCTTGTGTATCTGAATGGCGTAGCGCAAATCCCTACAACCGATTACACAGTCACAGGGTCTACCCTTACCTTTATTACTGCTCCAGCCAGCGGCGAGATTGTTGATTTGCGTGCGCTTACCGGCGGAGGCCCTACCGGTCCTACCGGGGCAGTAGGCACTTTTGGACCAACAGGTGCGCAAGGCATACAAGGTATTGTAGGAAATACGGGCCCTACCGGCCCTACCGGCGCAGTTTCAACAGTCGCAGGCCCTACGGGTATACAGGGTGTTCAAGGCCCAACAGGCCCTACGGGCTCTACAGGGGCAGCTTCAACGGTTACGGGGCCTACTGGTAGCACTGGCGCAGCTTCGACCGTTGCTGGCCCAACAGGGCCGACAGGCTCTACAGGAACTCAAGGTGTTGCTGGTCCAACAGGCCCAACAGGTATTCAGGGTATCCAAGGTATTCAGGGGGCACAAGGTACTGTTGGGCCTACAGGCGCTATAGGCGACCAAGGTATCCAAGGTAACGTTGGCCCAACAGGCGCACAAGGCATACAAGGCGTCACTGGCCCTACGGGTACTACGGGTACTACAGGTGCGCTTGGTCCAACTGGCCCTCAAGGTACTCAGGGTACTCAGGGTATCCAAGGTGTTGTTGGCCCTACAGGCCCCACAGGCAGCACGGGTGCAGCAGGCCCTACCGGAAACACAGGTGATACTGGCGGAACAGGCGCTGTAGGGCCTACGGGACCTACCGGTTCTACGGGATCAATAGGCATACAAGGTATAACTGGCCCAACAGGCATTCAAGGGCCGACAGGTCCCACCGGAATTCAAGGTGTTCAAGGTGTTGCAGGTCCTACAGGCCCTCAAGGTATTCAGGGTATTCAAGGTACTCAGGGCGCTCAGGGCGTTACTGGCCCAACGGGTATTCAAGGTATAACTGGCCCAACGGGGCCCACAGGTGCTCAGGGTATACAAGGCAACCTAGGCAATCCCGGAGGCACCGGACTAACAGGCCCCACAGGCCCCACAGGTACGCAAGGCCAAGGTATTGTCGTCAAAGGCGCAGTTGCTACGGTTGGGGATTTACCTGCTTCGGCAAATACTGCTGGTGACGCTTACATCGTTAACGCTTCCGGGCATTTATATGTATGGAGCGGTTCCGTATGGAATGATGCAGGACAATTAGTAGGCCCTACTGGCGGTACTGGCCCAACAGGACCCACAGGTGTTGCTGGCCCGACTGGGCCTCAAGGTATTCAGGGTATCCAAGGACTTGTAGGCCCAACAGGCGCAGCTTCAACGATTGCTGGCCCAACAGGTTCGGCAGGAGCTCAAGGTAGTGTTGGACCCACAGGAGCTCAAGGTATTCAGGGTATTCAGGGTACTCAAGGTACTCAAGGTACTGCCGGGCCAACTGGCCCAACTGGAACAGCGGGTTCTACTGGATCGACAGGCGCAGCAGGTTCTGTTGGCCCTACAGGTCCTACCGGATCAACTGGCGATGTCGGTGTCGCGGGTCCTACAGGATCAACTGGCGCTGCCGGTTCCGCTGGCGCTGCCGGTTCTGTTGGTCCTACGGGCCCTACGGGCACCACAGGGACTACAGGAGCGCTTGGCCCTACGGGCCCCCAAGGTACTCAGGGTACTCAGGGTACTCAGGGTACTCAGGGTATCCAAGGTAACGCAGGTCCAACAGGCCCAACAGGTTCTACAGGTGCGGCTTCAACCGTAGATGGCCCAACAGGACCCACTGGCTCTACAGGTGCGGCTTCAACCGTAGCTGGCCCAACAGGCCCAACAGGTTCTACAGGTACTGGTACTACTGGTGCTGCGGGTCCAACAGGCCCAACAGGTTCTACAGGTACTGGTACTACTGGTGCTACGGGTCCAACAGGTGCAGCTGGCCCAACAGGCCCTGCGGGCAGTGGCGGCGGTGGAGGAGGAAGCTCCACATATACCCGCACTTCGTTTACGGCTACGGCTGGCCAGACTACTTTCAGTGCTTCTTACGCAGTCGGCTACGTAGAGGTTTACCTGAACGGTGCGTTCTTAAACGGAACGGATTACACAGCAACAGATGGCACAACCATCGTGTTGGCGAGCGGCGCAGCGTTGAACGACATTGTTGAAACCATTGCGTTCAATACCAGTGTAGTTGTCCCCGGAATCGGTGGTGGTGCGGTTATGACTTTCTCGTCAATTGCAACGGCATCTGGTACAGTTGGAACAGGCACAAATGGGTTCTCCGTAGGGCCGATAACGATAGCCTCGGGTGTGGCCATAACAGTGGCAACAGGCCAACGCTGGCTCATTGTTTAAGGATTCAGCATGAGCATTTCACGTAACTTATCAAAATTAGCTTCCAGCGTTAATTCATCTGGTGCGCTTGCTGCTACAGCGGTGAGTGACACTACAAACGCATCAACAGGTGCTTTTCAAATACCGCAAGGGACAACAGGCCAACGCCCTGCTTCACCAGTTAACGGGATGATGCGTGTAAACACTACTTCTAACGTTTATGAAATTTACTCAAGTAATACATCTAGTTGGACTACTGTAGTTGCTCTTGCGGTTGCAACCACTCCATCAGTTGATTATTTGGTTGTTGGAGGAGGCGCTGGTGGCGGTACTAACGGAGGCGGCGGCGGCGGCGCTGGAGCTTATAGAACTGCAACAGATTTTGGCGTGACATCGGGCGTTGCTATTACCGTAACTGTTGGTGCAGGTGGAGCGGCTGGCGCTACTAATTCCGCTGGTAGTAATGGTACGGATTCAATTTTTAGCACAATTACTTCCAATGGCGGCGGCGGCGGCGGCGGTTATTTTGGAGCGCCCGGCCCCGGTTTAGCCAACGGAAACGCTTCTGGTGGCGGTGCTTCTGGAAATACTCCCGGCACAGGCGGTGTTGGTGGTGCTTACGGCAATGCTGGTGGTAATGGCGCTGGCGGTTCGCAATATCGTGGCGGCGGTGGCGGTGGCGCAAGCACGGCAGGTACAACAGGTTCAAACTCAGTAGAAGGAAACGGCGGCAGCGGAAGCACCTCATCTATAACTGGTTCAAGCGTTGCCTATGCTGGTGGTGGAGGAGGTAGCCGAGGTGATATGGGTACTGGCGGTGCTGGCGGTATAGGAGGCGGTGGAAATTATGGTCAAAATAACGGAACTGCAAACACGGGCGGCGGCGGCGGCGG